GCAATGTCTGACAAGGTTGAGGGTGGGTATGGTAAGTTCCGCTGCGAAATGATGTTTAAACGCAACGAGACCATCGCCCTCGCACCGGATGATCCGGTGATGGGTGTGCCCGGCGGCTATAAGGGGCGGATGATCTGCCCCATTGGTGAGGCCAATGCCGTGTTGCTCCCGGATTCGCGTGGTATGGACCACGTGATGCACGACATCTTTGATGGTACGCCATTTCATGTCATTGATTTGGACGGGAATCCGCAGACTGTGTCTTTCTACTATTGTAGTGGGTACAGTGCGGAGCAGATTAGCCTTATGGCGGCTAAGATGGCGGAATGCGGGCATTGGGCCATTGCCATGTGTGGTGATGACACAGTTGGCACGAATGGCGTCGAGTTCTTCGAGTCAGACTATTCCATGTTCGACAGCACCCAGGGAGCTGAATTGCTCAAGGCTGGTGTGTCGATATTGCAAGAGTGCATGACCACCGAATGGTTGCAAGTGTTTCAGATGATATTCAACGCACCGCTGAGGACGCAGTCGCGGACCGTCCTCGAAGTGTGGTTGCAGTTGAGTGATCCGATGCAACGGAGTGGTTTGGCGAGCACTTCTTGGTGGAATTTCCTCGCCAATGCCCTCGCGCAGATACATGTTGTGCGAGGTGCGGGTGCTTACGCGACGCTCGTTGAAGCTGTTGAAGCCGGCACTGCTGAGTGTGGCTTCACAGTGAAGTGCAAGGTCGGAGAGTTTGACACCCTCACGTTTTTGAAGGGCGCGTTTTTCAACACACCAGCTGGGTGGCAGTGGAGTAATCTGCCAAGCGCTGTATTGAAGTTGTGCAAGGTGATTGCTGATCCATGCACAATTGTGCGCCACAAAGTCCACCGCGGTGACAGGATGGTGGCTTGCCGGGTCGTCTGCCATGCAATGGCGGAAGGCTATGCGCGTGTTCCAGAGGACTTTCCTGTCCTTGGGGCCTTTCTGCGCATGTACCGGCGAATTGGCACCTCCGTCAAGCGAGTGGCAGAGGCCTTGGATCCGGCGGCAGCGAAGCAGCTGGCCATTGAGGACTTCGACTACAAGCCCCGTGCTTCGGGCGAGCGAGTCCTCATCCCCAGGGCCACCGCCATGCAGTTCGTGTGTGAGCGATATGACACGAACGTTACTGAGGTTGAGTCCTTG